TTTAGTAGTTTTTTTCTTTTTGCCCTTGCGGACACTTGAAATATACCCTAAACATCTATTCATTGCAGCAGATTTAGCCATTTTTAACTCCTTTTGCGTTTTTTACGTCTATGTTGATATGTTATCTTCTTACTGCCAGTTTTTTCACGTTTAAATCTTGCTTTTTCGGCTGCTGACATCTCCCCAGCAGTCTTAGGTGTCTTACTTGAGACACGTTTACTTGGTCGACAAGCTGGATAGCCCCTTTTTTCGCCTTTTTGACGGCCACAGGGTTTACCAGTTTTGACATCTACCCATTTTTCTTTGAACCAACGGGTTAGACCACCGCTACTTCTTGCCACGTTTCTTAGTTCCTGTGCGATAAGTGCCACCACGCTTTTTGTACTCTCGTACAAGCCATGCGTTAGCGTAAGCTGAAGGATAAACAGCAAATTTGCGTTTTGCCTCTGCTTTTACCCTAGAGTATAACGCTTTATTTACAGGAACATTCGCCACGTTTTTTACCTCCCTTCTTTTTCTTCTTCTTTTTCTTTGTAGTGGAATGATACATAGTGGAAAAAGGAAACTCTTAGTATATTCTAAACGAAGTTTGGCCTAATGTCTCTGGTTTGGCAAGGTTGAATTGTTGCAAACATAAATACCCAAAAGCATCAAAAGCGTGGTCAACCCCTAGATTCTTGTTTGGCATACCTGTATTTGGAGCATAAGTCAGAGTTCGGAGGGATTTTATTAATTCTTTACAGCGTGGGTGGATTAAAGTTCGTCTTTCTCCTGCTGCATCATATAGTGCAGTGTTCACTGATGTTATTTTGTCACGGACTTTCCAAGGTGAACGTGGGGAAGATACTGTGAATCCACTTCTACGCAGGATAGTGTGGTCCGTTGAGCCTACCCCTGATGTTTTTCTGGCTGCACCTGTAGGGTCGGGGCAAGCAATTATTCTTCTATCTACTCCATATCGGTGAGTTACTTCTTCTGCAAAATCCCAGGTTGTTGCACCACCCGTCATAATTATTTCATCGAAGACGTATAAGTACTCGCGGTAGCGGACAGCACAGATTCCGCAAAGTGGGTCTACGTTAAAATCGACTCCTAGTAAAAGTGGGGCGATGGATATGTCCTCCGCTTCGGTAGAAATGTTGGAATCTGAAAATGAGACTGCAACAAGACCAGTGAGATTCTCGAAACTTGCCTCGAACTCCTGCTTGAATGTTCTGGTATCTAGTTGGGCCTTGGCTGCTTCGACTTCTTCTTCTGGAACATTACCCCCGTCTATTGTTGTGAAGCTCCAACGTTTCCAATCACCTGTTTCATCTTCTGGAACATAACACCATAAGTCATAGAACCATGAGGCTGTGCCATCTGGTGTAGATATGAAGAGTGCCCAACCTTGTTTATCTGCTAGTGCTGGTCTAATTACTTGGAACCAGACATCGGAATCCATGAAGGCTGCTTCATCAAGTACTACTCCAGCGAGGCTTCGGCCACGCAGAGTTGTTGCGTTTTCAGTTCCTTTGAGTTCGATTAGCGATCCATTTATTAGTTCTATTTTGAGGTCGGTTTCGTTTTTAGACTGTATCCACTCTGGTGGGATAAGTTTTTTAATTTCTTTCCAAGCGATGTCTTTTGCCATGCGATAGGTTGGGGCACAGTAGAAATATGTTTCGCCTGGGCGGTCTATTGCTGCTTTTAAAAGTTCGATACAAGATAAATAGGATTTTCCGAATCTTCTGCCAGCCACGAGGACTCTAAATCTGTTTTTTGCGTTGAACACCTCCCCCTGTGCCCATCGGAGGGATAGATTTTCGGCTGTTTTTGTACTCATGTAGTAAAGAATAGCTTAAATATTGACGGATTTCCGTGATTTTCTCGACT